GCCATATCTGTAGCTGGGAGCTTTACGCGTTCGCGCAGCCGCACCTGTAGCGGGAGGCGGAGCTGGATCGGTAGCCGGAGCCTTCGCCGGACCCAACGCCCTAGCCTTAGCCGTAGCCGTAGCCGGAGCCGGAGCCGTAGCCGTAGCCGTAGCCGGAGCCGTAGCCGTAGCCGGAGCCGTAGCCGTAGCCGTAGCCGGAGCCGGAGCCGGAGCCGTAGCCGGAGCCGTCGCCGGAGCCGTAGCCGGAGCCGTCGCCGGAGCCGGAGCCGGAGCCGTCGCCGGAGCCGGAGCCGGAGCGCCAGGTCTTATTGGTAGCCATGAATGCTGTCCTTTGCAGCGTCAGTAGTCGGGATCAACTCGCAAACGCCAGTCAGGTAAATTTCAGGATTTACCACATCTACCTTTCCGCCATCTTTTTTCAGGCCATGTTGGGCAACGCCGGAAAGTGCAATTCCTTCCTTAGCTTTCCAACTCCACAGGCGACGCGAATTTTTCAGCGTCACATTTTCACCATCCACACTTACAACCTCACCTGCGTGAACGCCTGCCGAGTAACAGCGCGCAATAACGTACTTCCCGATGAAAGGATGTTGTTTCGGTTGAGCTTGAGTACCACCAATGAATGCTGTGATTTCACGGATTTGGCCGATGGTCAGATCGTTGATGTCCAATTTCTTCTCCTTGGGATATGGCTTAGCGAAGTGCTTTGCCTTGATGAGAATCATATCATATGCAATTGCGTTTGCAAGAACTATTTGCAATAAAAAAGCCATCCGAAGATGGCTCTGTTGCTATTTGATTTCTAGTCGCGTTCCTGTTGAAAGCAATGCGCCAGGTACCTCCTCTCCAGCCTTGATCGCTTCCGCAATCGCCTTTTTGTCTGGAGCTGGTGGAGGTGGTTCTGGCTGACGCATGAATGAAGTAGGAATCAATGCTTGTTCGAAGATTTCTACGCTGGCCGGATTATTCTTGATAGTCAGCGCGAAATGTGGACATTCGATTTTCTGTACTTTGGCAATCTCCATGCATGTCTTCGTGTATTCGCGCAGATTCGCAGCCCGCTTCTCTATCGCCTTGCGGCGATCTGCCATTTCCTTCTCAGCAGCTTTGATTGCTTCGGCGGTCGCTTCCAGATTCTTGATGGCATAGGCGACATTCTGTGCCTTCAATTCAAGAGGATAGCTTTCAGCTTCCAAAGTGTCTGCGATTGCTTGTTCATCAGTCTGCGTGTCCATCAGATGATCAACCAGCACTCGATGTTCGTGCGCAATAGCGTAAAGGCTCATAGCAGTCATGTTGGCTCCTAGAAAGGAAGATCGGCTAGATCATCATCAGCAAAGCCAGTAGGCGGCATTCCAGTGGATTGACTGCGGCCAGTTGTACCAGATTTCTTCTTCAATGGCTTGTCTGCCAGTAAAGCAATCACTTTCGACAACTGCTCAGGCTTGGTCTTGCGCGCCAGGATTTCAGACGCCATTAGTTCAGTCCCGAACTGGAATACAGCAAAGAAGCCAATTCGCCAGCCATGTTCACCGGTTGGATAGCCATCTTTCATCTTCTCGTATTCTTCGGAGCGAAGCAGAAGACCGATAGGCTTGTTCATTAATTCAACGAAGCATTCAGCAGATTGGATGGTTTCGGCCCCTGCATCATTGTCCCACTTCTTCACCTGGGCCAGCTTAGGCTCCATATTGCGAACTTGAAGACAAGCCATGATGGCATTGACTTGATTCATGCCTGGAAGCGGTTCGTTATTGGACTTCATTGTCCAAATATCGAAGCGCGTTTCACGGCCATCTTGGTCGCGGAACGAAAAACCAATTCCATGAGTGCCTTTGTTCGTGCTTACCAACTTTTCAGCACGAATGAACGTGCCCTGATATTTGCCGGTGTCGTTAATATAAGCGCCGATATTATCCGCTTTAGATGCTGCTGTAGGATCGAGAGAGTACATGGTTTTCCTTGGTTAAGTTGAGAGTCCGTAGTATTCGACGATCAGTCGATCGACTTCGGCGAGATCGTTCTCGACATGCTCAGATTCGAATAAGCCAAGAGGCGATTTGGTTGTGTCGCTACCACTGTTCTGTGTAGCGAAAATGTAGTTGTCATTGATGCGCTGAGTGCGCAGAACGATAGTGACAAGACCTTCCAAGACGATCTTCTCGTCCAATAGCTTGCCAATGGTCTTGATCTTGGTTTTGCCAAGTTCATCCGTCGCCGTGTGGCTTAGGATATAGACGCGCTTGTTATCGGGAAGGGCTGATGCTTGAGTGAATATATCCCAGGCATGGCGCGCAATCTCGTTGTACTTTGCGAACGCCTGATTGCCTACTTCTTGGTCTGTGACACGGCGCATGAATTCATTAGCCATCACATACTGGAAATCATCAATGATGATGATCGGCTTACTGGTACGGCGCATTGCTTCAACGATCTTAGCGCTGTTGTCCGTCACAAAGACTGAGCCGGCAGGCTGATCCTTACTGATCGTTTTCCAGTCTTTAGATTTGAATGGAAGAGGCTTTTTGACTGCCTGCAGAAGCAATACGTCTTCAGGATTGAAGTTGCGCAGGCTAGTGGACTTTCCGGTGCCGGATTCGCCCATGATGAGGGTCGTTATTGACATGGTTTCCCTTGGTTGTTGATACTGGTTTACTTGGTTTGAACTGCGATACTAAAACTCGATTTCTCCTGCGTCAAGCATTCGTTGATGCTCTTTCTGCTGTTCTTCAGTCAACTCTGGTCGCCAGATGTTCTTTGGCATGGGGAATAAGCGCTCCAAGTATTCGGCATGAAGCTGGCGCTTACGGGCTTCATCGATTGGGAGGATCTGGATCATTGACTCACCTTTGCGGTGTTTTCCAGTTGCTGAAGTTTGGCAAGTCGTATGGCCTCGTCAAGAACTTTCAGCCAGACTGTTTTACTCACGATCACATTGTTGTCGATGTCTTTCTTTACTTGTTGTAGTTCAGTGAGTGTCACTTTCTTCTCCTATCTTCTTTTAGGGGTTAGCACATCATCTTGGAAGCCTCAGCGGCTGGTTGAGCGGGCTTTTGCATGAGGCTTTGTAGGCGAAAGACGGAAAAGCCTATACAGAGGCACTCTAGACAAACCATCATGCTCACACAACCATAAGCAATACAGTTTCCATTTCAAAACAATCTTTGATGAAATCTTGCAATCGTGCAGGATGCAACTTCATAACTTTCACATCTAACTTCTTAGGCCATTAAATCTAATATGTATAAAGAAGTCGCTGGGCTTCGCAAAAGATTTCGTGTGAGTTCTGATCGAATCGCAGATTAGTCAGCGAGAATGCCATCTGTGCTTCAGGCCCGAACTGCTCTTGATACTCGTTCCATGCGAACCAGCGTGCTAGGCAAAGGGCTTCATACCAATCGGCCTCAGTTTCATCCTGCACGCGATCCTGGCGCTCTTGAATCACGCCCATGCCATCACCGACCAGCCAAGAACTGATCCTGCAAAAATCAGGAGCAGCAGCCAAGTTGGGCCATTAAGGAATGGCTTCGAAGTTGGGATTCGCTTGATCATGATCGATTCTCAATCGCAAAGGCTCAGGAATTCAACGCCTGGAGATTTCAACTCAATCAAAGCATCCAAGCAAATTTTCGCGGCAGATTTCAGCACTTCCAAGCGAGTGGCAGCGGCATAGGCAGCGGCAGCGGCAGCGGCATCGGCAGCGGCATCGGCATAGGCAGCGGCAGCGGCATAGGCAGCGGCAGCGGCATCGGCAGCGGCATCGGCATAGGCATAGGCAGCGGCATCGGCATAGGCAGCGGCACGAACCTTACGTGCCAAATCACGCGCATCTTGTGCTGCCTTTTTAGCTTCTGCCAAGTCTTTAGCCTCTTCACAAAGTACAGACTGAGCTTCAAACTCTTCCGCGAATTTTGGATTACGCTTTGCTGCGGCTCGCAAAGCGATTGGGATCAATTTCTGTACAGTCCCAAGGCAAACCAAATTCGCGAAAGCTTTCTGATCAATACTATTGCTTCCGAGTTGTGCGATCGACAGACGGCGCAAAGTATCAGTGCGATCTTTATCAGTTGGCCATTTCGCATCATTCAGACGAATCATGTAAGCACGAACAGCACTTCCAACGCAGGATGGCTGATCGCTATGATTCACGCCCATTGCGTAGCAAACAGCGGCCTCCACACACATGCTGCCAGGCTTTGCTTCACCCAAGCCACCGACCAAGCCAGCATTCACAGTGTCCAGAACTTTGCTAGCGAACTCACGAGTAATTTCTTGCATCTTCTTCTCCAGTAGTTGCAACGCAGGATGCGCTGCTGATGGATGAAGAATAATCCAAAGAGATCAACGTGTCAACCGATCGAAGTCAACAAAAATAACTTGCGCAAGTTATCTTCATAGACAATAATCTAGCCATCGATAAGGAGAACTATATGAGCAAACCAGTAGACATCCAAGAGGAAATGCGAGCATTCATCGCACGAAAGTACAAGACCCAGACAGAAGCAGCCAAGCATTGGGGGTGCTCTAAAGCATTCGTGTCCTATGTGGTCAACGGTGACCGCGAGCCGAACGAAAAGATGCTTGAAGATGCTGGCTTTGAAAAGGTCGAACGGCGGCCAGTCTACGTGAGGATTCGGAAATGAGGCAACCATTCGAAAAGCGAACATTCATATTGCGATCGGTCGAAGTTCAGGGCCGATTGATTGAACTGATTCCCGCGCTTCCTTTGGACGATGAGAAGCCTCTGCGCATTGTGATCGATGATCCTCTTCCAAAGAAAAGTCGCGAGCAGGAGGAAAAATATCACGCGATGATCGGCGATATTGCCAAGCAGTTTGAGCATTGCGGCAAGACTTGGTCAGCAGAAGACATGAAGCGTTTGCTCGTGGATCAATTCCGTCGAGACACGTTCAAAGATCCGGACATTGCACAGCTCTGGCAATCGATGGATCAGGTTGAAATGGCGCCGTCTTTGGATGGCTCAGGAGTTGTTGTATTTGGAGTACAGACAAGGAGATTCCCGGTGAAGTTAGCTGGAATCTTCATAGAGTGGCTATATGCCTTCGGAAGCGAACTTAACATTCAATGGAGTCAACCATGAAACACGATGCTCAAATGCTGGCAGCTATCGGCCAATGGAAAGAACGTTCTGAACCACGTCGAGTTGAAGACATTCTTGTATCACTCTTGCGCACAGATCCTGCGATCCAGGCAATGGTGGCGAAATATTCGACATTGAATGCTTACGGCAGGCTTTGCGCTGTTCGTTTGGTTCAATCCATTCCTTCTGAAGCCGAATTGGAGAATCTGCGAAATGACACTAGGAAGGAACTTTGATCGATGCGTCCAAGTGAGTTCAAGCCCATGAAGCCAGCGCCAAAGATCCGATCCAAAAAGTGCAAGGTCTGCCGGGAATATTTCACTCCACGCTCCAGCTTTCATAAAGCGTGCGGCCCTGAATGCGCACAGGAATATGTAAAGCAGGAGAAGGCAAAGAAAGACCGCCAGGAGCGCCAGAAAGGGCTACAGGCGCTTAAAACGAAGCGAGACTATATCGCTGATGCCCAACGTGAATTTAATCGCGCTGTGCGCCTTCGGGATCAATTAGCAGGCCATGTATGCATTTCCAGTGGCCGCGCATTAGATTGGTCGGGGAACGCAGTTGATGCTGGCCACTACCGCTCGATTGGATCGGCGCCGCATCTGCGCTTCAACGAGGACAACTGCCACGCACAGAGCAAGCATGACAACCAGTGGAAGTCCGGGAATGCAGTTGATTATCGGCTTGGGCTGATTGCCAGGATTGGATTGGAACGAGTCGAAGCGTTGGAGGCAGATAACAGCGTCAAGAAATGGACGGTAGATGAGTTGGTTGCAATCCGCGATCATTACCGTAAGAAAGCCAACGAACTGAAGAAACTAATAGGAGAAAGAGAATGAAAAAGACGCCATGGTTTAAACGAGGAATTAAGCCAATTCATGTTGGTGTTTATGAGGTGTATGACCCAGAAGACGGGCCGACATTCCAACATTGGAATGGTAAGAAGTGGGGCCCTCGTTCCGCTTCTATAGATGGTTGCTTTAGTGCATCGCATTTTTATTTTGAATCGTATTTTCAAGAAAATAAGTGGCGTGGCTTATCCGAAAAGCCGAAAGGGAAATCATGATGCAGCTAATCTACAACACTCTGCGCGGTTATCTTCCCTACACCAATGATCGCCGCAACCAGGCTAAACGCATCCTCGGCTGGGCGATAGCGTTCTCTTGCTGGATTCCTTTGGTGTGGGTATGGCTGGCGTGCTGTGATGACTGTCTGAAATAAGTTGTTGCGGAAACTAGTTACGAGAGCGATAATTTACGTGTTAGCGCGCAATGCGCTGATGCCTAAGCACCAGTCGAAAATCTTGGCAGACCGAGACTGGATTTACTGCAACGGATAGGGGCGCGTAGGGTGGGTGGGACATAGAAGTCCTCCCTGACCTTTCCGCAGGGTTCTGCCAAGAACCCACCCTACGCGCCTGGAAAGAACTATGTACTATTTCAAAATCCATGTTGGCGATTATGCAAAGAAGACAGGGCATCTGTCGCCGCTTGAGCATGGTATCTATCTGCTTATCCTTCATGCTTACTATGATCGCGAGTTGGCGCCAACCCTGCTAGAAGCAACTCGTTGGGCCAGAGCACGCACTGAAGACGAGAAACAGGCTGTGCTTGGAATCTTGGATGAATTCTTTGTCTTCGATGGTGAACGCTACTCACAAGCCCGTGTGGAGGAAGAACTTGCATCCTATCGTGGGCGTGCTGAAGTCAATCGACAGATCGCAATCGATAGGGAAAACAAAAAGAAAGCACGAAAAGAGCACGATTCGTGCACGAATGGTTCACCACAAGAGCACGAAAGTAGCACCACAGAGCAACCTAACCATAAACCACTAACCACTAACCATAAACCAATAGATAAAGTCAAAAGCACTGTCGAGCCTGACGGCCCGACCACTCGAATTTTCGCCTATTGGCAGCAGGTTATGGAAAAGCCACGCGCCCAGTTGGATGCTAAACGCAAAAAGGCGATTGTTGGCAGGTTGAAGGATGGTTACACGCCTGAGCAACTCTGCAGAGCAATCGACGGTTGCCGAAAAGATCCGTTCAGCATGGGAAAGAACGACCGCAGCACGCTCTACAACGACATTGAATTGATCTGTCGCGATGGGCCAAGGGTAGACAAGTTCATAGCCCATGCTGACAAGCCTGATGTGATTCCAGGCGTTGACAGCCGGATGCAAAGACAGATCGACGCACTCAATGAATGGATGGCTCAACCATGACGACAATGCAAGAATTAAGCAAAGCCATAGTAGTCCTGCAAGCTGAATACTCGGACTTGGGAGAAATTGTCGGTCCTCGCCTTGAAATGTGGTGGGAAGCCCTGAAAGCTTTTCCTGATGGCGCCGTGATGGCAGCAGCAATTCAGCACCTGAAGTCGAGCCACTTCAAGCCACAGCTTGCCGACATTGCAAAGCTCTGTGCTGCTCAGCTTGATGGCCAATGGCTCGGTGTCGACGAAGCCTGGGCACTAATGCCGAAGTCCGAACATGAATCGGCCATGCTGACAAACGAGATTGCTCAAGCCATTGCGGCAGCTACGCCGCTTATCGAGTCTGGCGATCGTGTGGCAGCTCGCATGGCATTCAAGGACTGCTATGGGCGTCTAGTCGAGCGCGCCAAGCTAGAAGGGCGCCAGCCGCGTTATTTCCCATCGTATGGCACAGACCGTCACGGAGTCGTTTCTATGCTTGCCAAGGCAGTGCAAACGGGTCAGGTAAGCCTTGATGCAGCATTGGAATGGAAGCCCGAATGCGCGACAGAGATTGTGAAGATGGCTGGCGTTAAGAATCATCCGCTGCTTGCTGGTCCGAGCGAACATGGAAAAGCTGCCGTGAAAGCATTGCTCGCTGATATGAGGGCCGTGAAATGAGCTACCAACTCAAATACGAAGCCGAGGCGAAATATCCAACTCAGACCACGAATGGATGTGATTACAAAGCATGGGCTAAACGGATTGTTTATCGTGCCGAGCGCCGCGATAAAAGTTTAATCTGGGTGCAGATTTTGTTTGCATACCAAGCGCTTGATATGGAAGTTCCAAAGATCGAAGCACAATAACTTGAAGGAGAAGAAGATGTTCATTTTGATCATTTACATTTTTGCTGGTCCATTCGCAAAAGGCGATTCTGTGGCGCTTACATCGGTTCCTGGATTTAGCACTGAGGCCGCATGTAAATCGGCAGGATTTAAAGCCTCATCTTTTGTCGCCGGCAGCGCAAAAGAATACCGTTTCGAATGTGTGAAGCAATGATAGCATTCCTCGACCACCTAAACGGCATGCAAGCAGATCAGATCATCGCGCTTGCCTTCCTATGCAGCCTGCCTCTGTTCTGCGCCTTCAGTCTGCGCAACATCATCGTGTGGGCCTGCGACCTATACGGCAATCTGGCGAGCATGCGTGCGCAGAACCAGGACAAGCCATGAAATTGTTAGCCATTAGGCTTCTGACGGTGACTGTTTTCATCTATGCCATCTGCATACTGATCGGGGCTTCCTTCAGTCCGTTTGCCTGGCACTGGGCTGTGCGGATCTTCGCATCGGTCTGGTGGATGTGGGCTGCAAACAAGGCTTTCGATGAATTTTTGCAGGAGTTCAAGAGATGAACCAAGGTAAATACAAAGGCGCTGGCATCGGCTATGCACGGATGAACAGGATCATTCGGCTGATGATGCAAGGTCTCGAAACTGCGGACGAGATCATGCCGCATGTTGGATTAGAGAAGAAGCGAGTCCTTACTTACTTGAATCAGATCGTGGAAGATGGCCTAGCGACGTTCACGCAAGACAGGAGCAATTCGCCTCGCGTCTTCACGCTCACCGCTGCTGGGACGTTCTATGACATTCCTGAGCCAGTTTGGGGAAAGCGACCATCGCGTGCCACAGGGAAGAAGCCTGGAAGACCAAAGCGAGATGATCGGCCCAAAGCGAGCATGACTGGCGATACACGAAAAATCATCACGATTCCTGCACGAAATGAAGGCAAGAAACGTGATCCATTGGTAGCAGCATTATTTGGGGAGGCAGCATAACTTGCATTGCCACTCAACAAGCACTACACTGACATCGGACATTCTTCTCCTCAGTAAGTGCTTAGCCAGATACCAGCCCTGGCACCGCAATCAGTTCAGCCCTCTCACCGAGGGCTTTTTTTTAGCTACGGACACCATGAACGCAGATATCCACACACGACTTGAGAATTGGGCCAGATGGGCGACAGCACGGGGACGCCGCGGCGCTGATTCGATGACCGGCGCCGTTTGCGAACGGATGCGCAAGGCAGCTCTTGGCAATGTGTGGTCAGGCCATGAAGTTCGTGATGAGATGGACAGCAACGATGCATGGGCCATTCAGCGCGCTATGGTGAGCGTAACGTTCCAACAACGGATGTTGCTGCATTGGCGTTACATCATGCAGGCACGGCCTGAAGTAATCTGCCGGATGGCGAAGATCATGCCACGCCCGCTGACCATTCTTGAAGACGCAATTCGCACTGCGCAAACTGCAATTGAGCAAGCAGTTGACAATGGAACATATACAGCGCAAAATTCCGTCCAACAACTAATTTCCGTCTAGGCAAGACGCGTTCTGGTTCCCAACGGGAGCCCGCGGCGTCCCTGGAAGAAAACGAAGCCCTGAGACATGTGTCCGGGGCTTTTTCTTTGACCACTGGAAAGCTGAATATGAGCGCCTATTCCCGCGAAGATACGGACGGAGATACCACATTTGACCAGAACGTTGCCTTAGGTCTCTATGGGTTGGGCGTTCGTCGCGTCATTGGATTGGGGAATGTAGTCATTGGAGCTCCAGTAGCAGCACCAGCATTCATTGATGTGTGGCCAGGTGGCGGCACTTTCCCGTTCATCCCCAACGGCGCGCCGGTCAATCTGGAAGTGAACTTTGCCAATGCAGCAGATACCGCAGCTGGGACAGGTGCTCGCTCTGTAAGCCTCAGTTTACTAGATCCTAGTTACAGCGAGGTAAGCATCACCATTGTCAGCAACGGGGGTACTGTAGCGGTTCCTAATGGCCCATATCAAGCCGTGAACCAAGCATTCATCACCGGAGCTGGTAGCGGCCAGGTAAACGCAGGTACGATCACCGTTCGCGATGCTGGTGGTGCAGGATCTAACCGCTGCATCATCCCGGCTGGCGCTGGTATCAGCCAGCAATCTCAGTACACTGTCCCTGACGGTCACATGCTGCTGGTCAAGTCAGTGGAGATGGAAATCAACTCCAGCGCAGGTGGTGGCGGCGGTACGACGAAGGGCGCCGATTGCTCCTTCTACTTCGGAACTCCCGGTGCCACGAATCCTTTCTTCCGCCTGCCGCGCAAGATGAGCTGCACTGATATCACGCCCTATGCGCTCGACGCCACCACAACGATTCCAGTCGGTCCACGCACGAACTTCGGCATGCGCTGCACCTATACAAGCGCAGCACTGACGCTTACAGCGGCCTGGGAAGGCCATCTCTTCCGTCGCATCAACTGATTCAAGGAGCAATATATGGGCACCCTGACCACCAAGCAACGCAAAGCCTTGCCGAAGTCTGAATTCGCAGGCGCAGGCCGCAGCTATCCGATCCCGGACAAATCTCACGCTGCGAATGCGAAAGCGCGTGCCACCCAGGCTGTGAAGGCCGGTCGCATGAGCGAATCGACCAAGCAGAAGATTGTGGCGAAGGCGAACAAGGTCCTGAAAAAGTAACACGAAGCAACTACGAGGCGGAATAATCCGAAAGGAACTCCGAAAGAGCATGGCAGAAATTGACAATGATTCCTATGAGAATCAAAAAGTGACAGAAATCGCGGGAAAACACCCGGAATCTGTTAAATCTGAGTCGAAAAGTACGACGAAGTTCGGGAAAGGCAATCCTGGCAAGCCGAAAGGTGCGGTCAACAAGAACACCCGCGAAATCAAAGAGATGATCCTTGGCGCTCTTTCCAGGGTTGGCGGTGAGGATTACCTGGCCCGGCAGGCAGAACTCAATCCTGTGGCCTTCATGGGACTTGTTGGGAAAGTGCTGCCGATGCAGGTCCATGGAACCGGCGCGGGTGGCGCGCTGGTTGTGAAGTTCGTCAAGAGCGACGAGGAGCTGTGAGTTTCGCGCTGACTGCGCGCCAGACTGCGGCTCAGGAAATCCTGGCTGGCATGGCAGTCTGGGTGATGCTATTCGGCGGCGGCCGCAGCGGGAAGACGTTTCTGATCATTCGCGCTATCGTGGTTAGGGCGCTGAAGGCTCCAGGCTCACGGCATCTTGTCGTGCGCTACCGCTTCAACCACGTGAAAGCATCGATCATCCTGGACACGTTCCCGAAGGTGATGCGTGTTTGCTTCCCGGATCTGAAGAAAGACACGGATTGGAGCCTTAACCTGCATGACGGCTTTGCCACACTGCCAGGCGGTTCGGAAATCTGGTTTGGTGGTCTGGATGATGGGCCGCGGATGGAAAAGATCCTCGGCATGGAGTTCTGCACGGTCTACCTGAACGAAGCTTCTCAGGTGCAATGGAATGGCGTGCAGATGCTTCTGACCCGCTTGGCGCAGCTGGTGATGCAGAAGATCGATGGCAAGATGAGCAAGCCTCTCAAGCTGCGGTTCTACTTCGACTGTAATCCGCCGACGAAGGCACACTGGACGTTCAAGGTCTTCAAGCAGAAGATCGATCCAGACACGAAACAGCCGCTGTCGAAGCCTGACAACTATCAGTCGTTCCAGATGAATCCGCAGGACAATGCGGCGAATCTGAGTCCGGAATATCTGTCTACGCTGGATGGGCTGAGCGAGCGCATGAAGCGACGTTTCCTGCACGGGGAATTCGCTGACGCGACGCAGAACGCGCTGTTCGATGAGGCGATTATCGACCGCTGGCGTAATACCGATGGCGATCTGCCTGACATGGTTCGCGTGGTGGTGTCAGTTGACCCTTCCGGCGCCTCGGACGATGACGCGAATGCGGACAACGACGAGATTGGCATCACGGTGGACGGCCTCGGCACTGACGGAAACGCATATCTGCTGGAAGACCTGACGGTCAAAGCTGGCCCGGCAACTTGGGGCGCCATTGCTGTTGCAGCTTACCAACGCCACCAAGCAGATGTTGTGGTGGGCGAAACGAACTTTGGCGGCGGCATGGTCAAGTTCGTTGTGCAGACCGCAGCTGCGAAAGAGAAAACGAAGGTGAATTTCAAGATGGTGACGGCTAGCCGCGGGAAAGCTCAGCGCGCCGAGCCATTTTCTGCGCTGTACGACCAGGGCAAAGTACGACACGCGGGTTTGTTCCCGCTGCTGGAAGACGAATTGTGCGCCTTCTCAACGAGTGGCTACACCGGAGCGAAATCACCGAACCGCGCCGACGCTCATATCTGGGCACTGGCTGAATTATTCCCGAGTCTGGTCAAAGTTGTCGCTGAGAAGCGGCCGGATCAGCCTCGCCGACAAGTTGCCGCTACTGGCGGATGGATGGGCTAAATGGCATCAAAGACCGACGACGATCTGCTGGCTGATGCACGCAAAACATTTGCGCGCGCGGAAGAGGTAGAGCGCTGCAACCGTGACAATTGGGTGGATGACGTTCGCTTCGCACGCCTGGGCGAGCAATGGCCTGAAGCCATTCGCCTGCAACGCGAGCAGGAAGGGCGCCCATGCCTGACGATCAACCGCCTGCCAGCGTTTATCCGACAGGTCACAAACGATGCGCGCCAGAACTCCCCGGCGATCAAGTTCCATGCGGTGGGTGACGGCGCTGACCAAGAAACTGCGCTGATTCTCGATGGCATCGTCCGTAACATCGAATACACCAGCGATGCCGATGTCGCTTACGATAACGCATTGGACAATGCAGTAACTGGCAGTTTCGGCTATTTCCGCATTAGCACCGATTACGCGAGCGACGACACGTTCGATCAGGACATCAAGATCGAGCCGATCAAGAACCCGCTGACGGTCTACGGCGATCCTGACAACATGGATTCAGACTCGGCGAACTGGAACGTTTGCTTTGTCACTGAACTGTGGGAGAAGGAAGCATTCGAGCGGAAATGGCCCGGCGCCGAGACCGCTAGCTTTGACGCTGACAGCCACGATACAGCCAACTGGTTCACTGACAGCAAGGTGCGTGTTGCCGAGTGGTGGACGCGCGAGGAGGTTCCAGTCACGCTGCTCCAACTGTCCAATGGTCAGGTAATGCAGCAGGAGGTCTACCTCAAGCAGAAGGAATATCTCGACTTGGATGGCATCACCATCGCTCAGCAGCGTCCGTCGCGCACCATGAAGGTGATGCAGCGCATCATCACGGGCGGCGAGATCCTGGAAACGAATGAATGGCCCGGGAAGTACATCCCAATCGTGCCGGTCTACGGTGACGAAGTTGTGGTGGATGGTGAGCGCTTCCTGCTGTCTCTGATCCGCTTCGCCAAAGACCCGCAGCAGATGGTGAACTACTGGCGCACAACCAGCACTGAACTCGTCGCTTTGGCGCCGAAAGCACCATGGATCGGTGCGGTTGGCCAGTTTGCTACGGATGCGCACAAGTGGGCATCGGCGAACACCCAGACGCACCAGTACATTGAGTACGACATGGTGATGGACCCGACCGGCCAAGTTCCGGCGCCACCACCACAGCGCCAAGGATTCGTCGGACCGCCAGCTGGAGCGCTCCAAGAGGCAATCAACGCCAGCGACGACATGAAATCGATCATGGGTCTGTATGACGCTTCACTCGGCGCGCAGTCGAATGAAACCAGCGGTCGCGCTATCCTGGCACGACAGCGCGAAGGTGATGTCTCTACGTTCAACTTCACGGATAACCTGTCGCGCGCGATTCGTCATGCTGGCCGTATCCTCGCTGATCTGATCCCGAAGGTATACAACACGCCACGGATTCTGCGCATCATCCACGAAGACGGAACGAATGAAGATGTCCCGGTGAACGGTGCGCAGCTGTCGCCGCAGCAGATCGCACAGAAACAGGCCGAGCAGAAGCAGGAACTGCGCAGCATTGGCCGCATCTTCGACCTGACGACCGGTAAGTACGATGTGACCTGCGAAGCTGGTCCGAGTTACACCACGAAGCGCGAAGAAGCCGCCTCGCAGATCATGGAATTCATCCGTGTTTATCCGCAGGCTGCTCCGGTTGTTGGCGATATCCTGGCACGCAATATGGATTGGCCGGGCGCGACTGAGATTTCCATGCGTCTGAAGCAGCTATTGCCGCCTCAGTTGCAAGGCCAAAGCCCAGAAGCGCAGGCCGCGCAGCAGCAGATTGGACAGCTGACCCAGGCGCTTCAGGTCATGCAAGGCCAATTGGCCGACAAACAGAAACAGGACGCTATCGACGCACGCAAGGCCGATATCGACGCATACAACGCCGAAACGAACCGTCTGAAGGTGGTTGGCACGGCAATGAGCCCAGAGCAGGTACAGGCATTGGTCGTTCAAACGCTGGGGCAACTGTTCAATTCGCCTGATGTTTTGGTGGCACAGCAGCCTATGACTCAACCAGCGCCTGAGATGCAGCAGCAAGAGATGCAAGAGCAACAACCCGGTGCGGGAGCAGTCCTGCCAGGTGCAGTCTTTCAGCAACCACAGTAAGGAGTCGTCATGAAGAAAATCGTACTTGGTCTTCTGCTTGCCGCAACTGCTTTCACTGTCCAGGCTCAGGTAGCCAACGCATTACGCCTCGATCAGCGCAATGCCGCGAATACTGGCTACATGAGTAAGTTCGTGGTTCCGGACAGTTCCATCGACTGCCTGGTTTGGATGGCTCCCGCTTCTTCTGGTGCAACTCCAGCATGCGCAAAGCTGGGCGACGGTTTCGTCAATGCTGGCGGCACGATCAGCGTATCATCTGGCCCACAAGGCCCAATCGGGCCACAGGGTCCACAAGGCGTGGCTGGTGCTGATGGTGTGGCCGGTGCGCAAGGCATTCAGGGCATCGAAGGTCCAGTCGGTCCTGCTGGTTCTACGGGTGCGACCGGCGCGCAGGGTCCAGTTGGCCCTCAAGGCTCTGTCGGTGCCACAGGCTCGCAAGGCCCAAAGGGCGACAAGGGCGACACTGGTGCTACCGGTCCTCAAGGACCAGCAGGAACGCCAGCCCCAACATTCAGTTTCGGCTCGCCTGCTGTTCGAACCCTGGCAGTCTCGACCAGCTATCAGGCATCCGACCCGACAAAGGCTGCGGTCCTATATCCAAGCTTCGCCTGCACGAATGCCACAACCGTTCTGGCAGCAAGCGGCTGCACCGTGCAAGTTCGCGTCGGCGCGTCGGCACTGACCTGTTCGACTGGGACCATCTATTTCACGCAATCTCTGACTGTCAATCTCGGTCTGCTGATCACGCAGAACAGCACCAATCCGGTCCCGATTTTCCTACCGATTGGCGGATATTTCATCATTTGCCCTTCGGTTGGCACATTCACCATTACCGCAGTCGAGCAGACAGCAGGATAAGTTTCGCCGCAGCCGCGGCTTTTACTGGAGCATCAAATGAGCACTATGGAACAACCTGGCAATGAGCAGGATTCCGACGTAGCAGACCAAACTGCCACCGAGGAACAGGAGGCAGTTGTCGATCAGGACGACGCAGAAACTACCGATCCGGACTCGCAGGAGCAAACCGGTGATGAAGAAGAAGCCGATATCGAAATCGACGGCAAGACGTTCACGATGCCGAAGAACGCGGCTGAGAAATTGAAGTCTGAGCGCATGTTCCATGCTGACTACACCCGCAAAACGCAGGAAGTCGCAGAAGAACGTCGCACCCTCGCAGCAGAACGCGAGCAGCACCAAAAAGTCATCGAAGATACCAAGGCCCTGAACGCTGAACTGGTCAAAGTTGCCGCTATCGACAACCAATTGGCCGAGTACAAAAAGCTGGATTGGCAGAAATTGGCCGAAGATGACCCAGTCATGGCGCAGAAGTTGAGCCTGCAACGTCAGCAGCTGGAAGAAGTACGAAACGAAGCACAGCAGGTCGTAGCACAGAAGCAAGAGCAGCGCGCTCTGGCCGAGCAGCAGGAAACTGCCAAGCAACTCCAGGAAGCCGAAGCGTACTTGCAGCAACACATCAACGGCTGGTCCCAGGAACGCGCCAACCAGATCAATGACTATGCCCGTAGTTCCGGCATTGCCATGGACCCGGCGATGGCACGCGCCATTATCAAGAACCCAGCGCTGTTTGTCCTGATGGACAAGGCGCAGAAGTTCGACCAGCTGGCAGCAAAACAGGGTGGCAAGCCGCAGCCTCAGCCAGCAGCTAAGCCCGTCACTCGCATCAGCTCCAGCCGTCCTGCGGCAAAGCCTGATCCGAACAAGATGAGCACGGATGACTGGATGAAGCAGCGCAACACCCAGCTGCGCAAGCAACGATAGGCACCTTAAACAAAACCTGGCCCGCTTCGGCGGGTTTTATTTTTTCTGGAGTTTCAAATGGCAAATACTATCCTCACCCCGAACATCATCACGCGTGAAGCGCTGCGCATTCTGCACCAGAAGTGCAACTTCATCGGTTCCATTAACCGTCAGTAAACACACCGTCTAGCTGACATTAAACTCCGTTAATTGCTGGAAACCCCTTAGAGCCTGGGAAACCACAGCGTGGCTGGAAACGGCGAGCGCGAAGGTTTGAAAATTCACAGGATTGGGCAATCAGCAGCAAAGCTTCTTGCCTCGATAAATCGTGGTATGATGAATGTTCAACGACTAGCCGAAAGGCGTACACCCAAGCGGGTGGAAATGCGGAGCCAAACATGCCAAAGTCCGGTCTGGCCGGATCTGGAAGCATGTTTGAGAAGATATAGTCTGTTCTGCATCGAAAGATGCAGCTGCTGAAAAGCGAGTATGTGAGTAGCGCCACATGCTGAACACCAAAAGATGACGATCGCTTCGCCAAGGAAGGCGCGCGTATCGGCACTGACCTGCGTATCCGTCTGCCGAACGAATACACCGTTCGTACCGGCGCCGTGATGTCCCCGCAGGACACGACCGAACTGAGCACCACTCTGACTGTGGCAACGCAGAAGGGCGTGGACTTGTCCTTCACCGCAGTTGACCTGACCATGTCGCTCGACGACTTCAGCAAGCGCATCATCGACCCTGCCGTGTCCGTCCTGGCTGCAAACATCGAGGCCGACGCACTGAGCATGGTCAACGATGTGTACCAGACCGTGAACAACATCGGTTCGGCGATCAACATGCGCCAGATGCTGCTGGCCAAGAAGCTGCTGACCGACGCCTTGGCACCGAACTCGCCGCGTACCCTGCTGATGAATACTCAGGATACCGTCGATGCCGTCGATAGCCTGAAAGGTCTGTTCCAGGACTCTACGCAGATCGCTAAGCAGTACCGCGATGGCGTGATGGGCACCACCGCAGGCTTCGGTGACATCATGGAGAACACGCTGCTGGGCAACACCACCACCGGCACCTCGGCGTCCGTCACCGGCTACACCGTGAACGGCGCGGTGACCACCAACGGCTCGACCAGCGTCACTGTGGCGGCTGGTGCTAACACCTTCAAGAAGGGTGACGTTTTCACTGTGGCTGGTTGCAACCGCGTGCATCCTGAAACCAAGGTCGATACCGGCGTTCTGCAACAGTTCGTCGTGACCGCTGACTATGCTGGTGGCGCTGGTTCGCTGAGCTTCGCTCCTGCGATCTACACCACTACTGGCCGTCAGAACGTCACCGCAGGCGGTATGCCGAACGGTGCTGCGATCACCAAGGTAGGCGGTGCTTCGCAGATCTACAAGCCTTCCCTGGCTTACCACGAAGATGCCTTCACCTTCGCATCCGCCGACCTGGTCATGCCTGACGGCGTGGATTGGAAAGCCCGTGAAACCTACGACGGCATCAGCATGCGCATGATCCGTCAATACGACATCGTGAACGACAAGTTCCCTTGCCGTATCGACGTTCTGTATGGCTACAAGACCATCCGCGCGCAGCTGGCTGCTCGCATCCTGAGCAACTAAGGAGGCCATCATGGGCGTAGGCATCATCATGGGCAATGTGCGGGCGATTGGCGTGGCTTCGGTCACGCTATCTCCTGCACAGGTAGCTGCGAATACCACGGCAGAGCAGACTTTCTCGGTTCCCGGTCTGAATGCTACCGACGTGGTACACAGCATCTCAAAACCAACCGCGCAAGCTGGTTTGGGCATCGTTGGCTGGCGTGTCACCGCGGCCAATACCATCGGCGTTACCTTCGTGAATGCAACAGCGGCACCAATCACGCCGACCGCTTCCGAGGTGTATCAGGTGGCATGGCTGCGTCCTGACGCGGTCTACACGGGCGTCGCTGGCGCCTAAGGCATGATCCCCAGGGCCTAGGGCTCTGGGGCTTTCAACGAGTCAGGAGAACAACATGGGATTTCAGGAATATCCGAAGGCGCTTTACCGCGATGGCGAATTTGTCGTGGTGGAAGACGAGGCGCAAGAAGCCAAACAGTCGGAAGATGGCTACACCGACTGGGTAAGTGACCAGGCGCGCATGCAGGGCGCTGAATCGGCACCGGCCAAGCGCACCCGCGCAAAGAAACCAGCAGAAGCTGAATCGGCACCGGTCGAGGAAGCTACTGAAACCACCGAACAGGCTCAATAATGCAAAAGTTCTTCGACAGTGTGTTGACTGACGCCGGTCCACCGGCTGTCGGAGCCTCGGTCTTGGTGACGGCTTTCGGCGGCGGGGCGGTTGTCATTTACTCCGACAATGGCTCGACGCCGAAGCCGAACCCGATTACGACTGATTCCACCGGCTATTTCGAGTTTTATGCGCCTGATGGCCGTTATACGCTCACAATCAGCGGCGCCACGATTACTCCGCGCACGGTCACCGATGTGCTTCTGGAAGATCCTCAGGACGGCAATCCAGTCGTGGCGAGCACGCTGACGGTCACCGGGCAGACTTCCCTCGGCGGTCAGGCCAATGCCGAATCGCTTCGGATTCAGGCTGCGCCAGTTGGTGCGATCAATCGCTTGCAAGCCATCGGCACGATCACGGGCGGCGAACCCCGCTTGGGTACTGAAGGCGGAGATAACGACATCAATTACGGCATCTATTCCAAGGGGGCTGGCTCGATCCGCTTCCTGACTGGTGGCGGCGCACTGGAGCAGTTCCGCATCACGCATACCGCGTTGGCAGTGAACTTCCTGAGCGCGACCGGGGCGATTGCAGCAGCTGGACCAGCCTTCAATGCGCTGGGTGCTGACACAAACATCAGCATCAACTACAACACCAAGGGCACCGGCATCCATGTGTTTAACGCTGGCGTGCAGGCGAACAACGGCAATCTGACGGTCAACACCTTAGGCAACGGTCTACGCATCCGCGAGGGCGTCAATAGCAAGCAGGACGTTGCCGTGCTGGTTGGCGGCACCGTAACAATCCCGAACACTTCGATTACCGCAAACAGCCGTGTCTTTGCCTTCTGCCAGACTCCAGGCGGTACCCCAGGCTTCCTACGCTGCTCGGCACGCACGCCCGGTACGAACT